TTTTCCAGAGATTCCGTAATGGCACTAGATGCGTTCGATAAAATAATGGATCAACTCAGAGATACTGTGCGCTCTTCTGGAGAAACGCTCGTCAAACATGTTGAGGCTGAAATTAAGAGCGCTTTTCCTGCGGAGGAAGTTGGGACAATAAGTTCCGATGAGAGCGGCAGCCGCGTCAGAGTGGTCAGTGAAGATAAAGATTTTCTACAAAAAGAGTTTGGATCGGATCAACACCATCCTGCTCATAGAGTTATAAAACTCAAAAGAAGAATAAGCGGGAATATAAAAAAATGGGTGAGGTAACAAGTTGGCACCACCAGTATATTTTCTATTTAAAAAGTATAGTGTGGAAGTCAAAAGATGGCTCGTTTCCATCTTTCACGTGCCGCGATTGGATGAACACCCTACCTTTGGCAGTAGCACATCACAAGTAAAGGTAGTTTATGCGTCTCCAGAGCGAGCTATAGCCAAGTATGTCGCACCACTCAGAAATAAGCAAACAGATATACCGATTGTAAGTTTTTATTTAGCTAACTTTGCATATCAACTGGAAAAAAACACAGCTATTGAAAACTTAGAGACTGTTTATGACCAAGATAATAACATATCAAAGAGAATGAAGCCGTTCTTGACATACTCCTTGACATATGTTATAAACATCTGGACAAAGCTTCAGATGGATATGGACATTGTTCTTTACCAACTTGTATCGCAATTTACTCCATTTCGTTACTTGGCGGTTGATTCTAATGTGGATTATAATAGTTATGAGAACCGCAAGCGATATTATCCTATTGAGGATGGTCCTGAGCAAGGAAAAGCTAAGGACGAAAACGGCGACTGGATAAAGAAACCTGGTCAATGGTTTCCACTGCTCATGGAGTCGGTAGCGGATGCATCTAATTTAGAGCCTGGTGATGCAGGAGATAGGCTTATACGGACAGACGTCACGATAGTTTGCGACAGGGCGTATTTACCAGTAGGCGGGTACGAATATAAACCTATTCATGAATTAGAAATTAACAGCGTTCTGGATTATGATACAGCTGAAGGAATTAGCATCTTCGCGATAACAGAGGCTGATTTCGAATATTTAATGACTCATGATGATGATTGGCTACCACCAGTGGCGACTTATAGCGCTTTGCCGTTAGTAGGAAATTCAATAGGAGATATCAGACGAGTAGAAGATGATACTCAATATTTCGAAGATGGCGATCCTTATGTTTGGGGAGCGCCAGATACGGAGTTTTATCGGCAAGCTGTTGCTACTTTGAATGATTTGCCGTTAACAGGAAATATAGACGGCGAGATAAGATACGTCAACAGTGAATCGAAATACTACCGATGGAATGGATATTCATACGAGTGGTTGTTTTACAACCGTTGGATAAAATATAGACATTACCTGAGGGAAATGGTAATTTAAGGAGAGCAAAATGTTGTTCAAAATCAAGAATAAGACATATCAGCCGATTGAGCTTATTATTGATAACGATCATGCGATTCTTCCTGCCAGGAAGACCATGAAGGTAACAAAGATTACGAAACAGATGAAAAATCTTGAACTTAAAGGCTTTCTGCAAATCATAAAGATTCAAGAGGAAGCAGATCAACCTCTATAATACAGAAGCCAACAAGGGAGGAATATAAATGGCTACCAACTTTCTGATGAGTCCTGGCGTTATTCTACTTGAACAAGATCAGAGCTCATACGCAGTAACAACATCGGTCACGAAAGTTAGTATGGTAGGTTACGCCTCAAAAGGCCCTGTAGATACTCCTACACTTTGTACAAGCGCCCAGGATTTTATCGATAAGTTTGGAAAGCCCTCAGAAGATAACCCTTATATGACTCTAGCTGCTTTGAAGTACTTCGAAGAAGGCAACACGCTTCTAGTGACCAGAGTCGGTTATACTGATAGGGACTTGAAAGACTTACCAGCCTTTGGCGGAGTGGATGATGAAGAGGACACAGGTTGGACCGGCCGGTTAATAGCCGCCTTCAAGAAAACCGATCAAGCCGCGCAAACCGCGGCAGTGCCGACAATCACAGGCACGAGAGCGTATGCTTCCGGCCTGACTTATATTACTGATGTTGATTTTACTCTGAAATACTACAACAGTAACCTTGGCACTAGTTACGAAGCTGATATAACTGGTAGCATTGGTGGTCCGTCGGTAACATCGGCAGCTTTACTCGCCACAGCACTTAACACCCTTATCCCGTCGGGCGCAGGTGATTATTTTGAGTTCGGAACATCCGGCAATTATCTAACGATAACAATGAAGGATGAAGACGAATACAAAGATGATCTTGCCGCACTAAGTATATCAGGCACGGGTGGCGATACGACAATCAGTCAGCTGGGTTTCTTGGAGAACAATCGTTCTGCGCGTGGTGTTGGTTATGGTGACGGCACCGCAGCTGGCGAAAGTAGTGTAACTGTCACAGCCAAGACTTATGGTGCTTGGGGTAATGACATCACCGTCAGATTCTACAGTGAAACATCTTCGCAATTTAATGCTGTCTTGGGTGAGTTCATCACAGAGACAATTTACAAAGCTACCATTTACTATGAAGACAAAGCCGTTGAGCAATATGACAAAATTGAATGGATTGATGCAACATCTGACTACTATGTGGAGACTTTGTTTATAGACACATATGGTTCGGGTTCAGATTATGTTTCTATCGAGAACACCGGCACAGACAATTATCCACCAGTAGACATTGCCGACGATCCTAACGATTTTATCGCACTAGCAGCCGGCGCCAATGGTATTCCGGTTGTTGATCAGTCCGATGGACTATCAAGCACTGAAGCCAGCCTACTCAATAGTGCGGTGTACACTGAAATCCTCAGGGGTATTAATACTTTAGCCAACTCAGAAACTAACGAGTTTGACGCAATATTAGTACCAGGTCAATCATCTTCGGTGGTTATCAACTCAGCCCTTACGCTGGTTGGTTCCAGACGAGACTGCATCGCGGTAATAGACCCTCCATTCGGTCTCAATCATGAGGATGTAACAGTATGGCACAATGGCGAAGGTCATGGCAACGCAGCAGCTTTCAACACATCTTACGCAGCATTGTACTGGCCATGGTTGTATGACTATGATCCGTACAACAAGCAGTATGTATGGTTGCCGCCTTCTGGATATGTTGCTAAACAGTATGTATATACTGACAGCGTTTCAGACCCATGGCAGGCACCAGCCGGTATGACGAGAGGTCGTGTAACAGCTTTGGATGTAGAGCAATCGGCATCTCAATCTCAGAGGGACCTGCTGTATGGTGGAATGAATGCAGTTAACCCAATCGTCAACTTTGTTGGCGAAGGTCTCACAATTTGGGGTCAGAAGACATTACTAAGAGATACAAAAGCTACGAACAGGGTGAATGTACGAAGACTTCTCATTTACGCCGAAAGATTAGTCGCTAAAATGGCAAAGAGCTTTGTGTTCGAGCCTAATGATGAAACAGCTTGGGCAGACTTCACCAGAAAGGCCAACGCTATTCTCGAGCCAATTAGAATTCGTAGAGGTCTATACAGCTACACGGTTGTTATGGACTCAAATACAAATACATCAGAAACAATCGATCAGAACAGAATGATAGGCTACATTTTCTTACAGCCCGTAAAGACCGCCGAGTTTATTGAGGTATATTTCACTATTACCTCCACCGGCGAGACATTCATTACTGAATAAAATAGGGGGGTGCTTAAATGCCTATAGTACTCAGTACAGCCGAACAATCAATTAAAGAGCCTAAGCGTCAAAATAGGTTCATCTTGAAGTTCGATTCGGTTCCCGGTGGAGATCCAGAGGCTCTGGCACTCGACTTACTATCTGCAAGTCGACCGTCGATAAGCTTCAACAGCACGGTCATCAACCGCTTGAATGAACAATTCAAGTTTGCAGCAAACCCCACATGGGACCAAATTGCCTGTGTGTTCTATGACTACGACAAAGGTAAAGATTCATCGGCTCAAATTCTTTGGAATTGGGCTCGCTCAGTGTATGATCCGGTCACAGGCGCAATGGGTTTTGCCGTTCAGTATAAAACTAACGCAACTCTCGTTATCCTGTCTCCTGATGGTTCAATCGCTGAGACTTGGGACTTGTTTGGATGTTATCCAGACAATGTTACATACAATGAAGTTACTTACGGTGGTTATGAAGCCTTACAGGCGAACATGACGTTAAATTTTGACTATGCTATCTTGCAGGAAGATACAACCCAGGGCAATATACCTTCTTCATAAGAGAAGTTATATATAATCTGATCATAGAAAGGCCCGGGGCAACTCGGGCCTTTTTATAACGTAAGGATAAAACCATGAAACTGTCAACCGCGTTGAATGAGTTGCGCGCAACAACTATTGGTTCGGAATATGGTGGTCTTCGCGCGACACAAAAAATGTCCAGGGGTTGGGAGAAAAGTAAGCTTCCGCCAGGAGTGAGGGATCTCTGGAAAGTCGGCGACAAAATGGTACCAAAAACAGAAGCCGATAATATTGTTACAAAAGCATTGTTGTCAGCCAGAGTGAAAAGGGAAAAAGTTGAGGAAATGAGTTTGGAACAAAAACTAGATCTCGCCAAAGAACTTAAGTTGAAATTATAAACATATTGTTGTATAAGGGAAAAGGGCCACGTGGCCCTTTTTTTTTGCGAAAACGCTAAGATTTTATTTCGAGTTCAAAGGTAAGCAATGAGTAACATTTGGATACAGGGAGTAACAACAGAAGGGGGTAGTATAAATGTCAGAAACCACCCGAATTTCTGAAAAAGAAAAGAAAGAGTTACAGGAGATTTCGAAAAAAACTGGAATCTCCATAAAAAAGCTAACAGATATGGGTGCAAAACACGTAATCCGAGAATACAAAGAAGGAAACTTTGGTGTGCTCTCGGAACAGAATGAGGAGGTGTAAATAATGGCTAAAACGCCGGAAACGCAGGACTCAAGAGCTCCTGTAAATCTATCGGAGCTGAACGTTAAAAACAAGCCGCCGGAAGATTCAGTAAGGCATGGCGCAAGAAAAGACTACGCCATCGCTCAGCCAGATTTCGAGCCTCCAGCAGAAGAGGCACCTCTTCCGTCTCATGGTTATTTATACAAGGATGTAACCACAGACAAGTTGGTTTTATCTGGTAAAATTATGATTAGACCGATGACCATGGTCGAAGAGAAAATCCTTGCCACCAGCCGCCTAATCAAAACAGGTCAGGCGTTGGACATGATGTTTAGGAACTGCATTAAATCGGATATAGACCCGAAAGATTTGCTTTCGTCAGATCGAATATTTTTGATGTTTTGGCTGCGAGCTCTTTCGTATGGTGCAGAGTATGAGTTCACGTTGCACTGTCCGAACCCAACGTGCACCAGAAAATTCAAGTATAGAGTGGACATAAAACAACAGCCGGTAAAAGAAATATCAAAAGATTTTATTGAGCCGGTTGAACTCAAGCTTCCAAAATCTGGGGCTACTATTTTTTACAGGCTTCCAAGAGGGTATACTGAGGAACAAGCACGAGCGTTGAGGGACAAAGCCGCAGTTAAATTTTCAGAAGTGGACAACGCGGCGACAGATAGACTAAAACTCCTTACGGATAGGATTGTCACACCCGAAGGTGAAGAATTAAATCCTAATCTTTGGGATAAATTTCTCAATTCGCTGCTTGCTTATGACTCGGCGGTAATCAGAGAAGATATGAGCGGCAAAGACGCTGGCATAGAGCCTGTCAAAAACATACAATGTCCATACTGTGACGAAATGTTTGACGAAGAAATTCCTATAACGGCAGAGTTTTTTCGAATCGGCCGGTGAGGAAACTAATTCGGAGAATTATAAAGCTCTCCTTAAACAGCAGTTCGAGTTAGCATATCATGGTGGTATCGATCCTCTGTTTACACAGAACATGGCAACAGAGGATCGAAACTACTTTATGGATCTTCTAATTAAAGTTAAAAAGAAAGAAGAGGATTTATATAAAGGGGCTGGAAAGGAGAAACCGAATGTGCCTCACAGGCCTCCTAAACTGAACCCTCGTATTAAGATGTAGCATATATATAATAGTAATCTTACAAGGACAATCGCTTGAAACTATTATTATATTGTGATCTACATGCCTATCGGCATATGGGCTCAAATCTCTTTGTGAAGACGGCTGGTAATTTCCTTAATCACACACGAGAATATGCCATTAAGCACAAAATAAAGCACGTCTTCTTCCTAGGCGATATGTTTCAGATAAAAACCAGAGTCGACTCCATGGACTTTATTTTTATACGAGACATCATCAGACAATGGAGAGACGAGCTTAAAATGTATTTTCTCATAGGCAATCATGATATGCCGTTGCCAGAATCAACCAAGGGTTCTATCATGTTTGCTTTTGACGAATATGGAGAAGTTGTTGGCAACTATAACTATTACGATATAGACAATGTTAGATTTCACATGATGTCATATAGAAAGAACGGCATAGATTCATTCTTGCTGCCAAAGTTTGATTATAATAAAGATACCAAGAATGTATTATTCATGCATCAGGACATGGCCGGCTTCCGAATGAATAACCTGCACGTAAGTGATGTGGGTTTTAAACTAAATCAGTTCAAAAAAATGGACATGGTTTTTTCCGGCCATTATCATTTACATCAGCAGAATGGAAATGTGGTATTCATCGGCGCTCCTTTTCAAACTAATTTTGGTGAGCGGGACACCAGACATGGCTTTGTCACTCTTGATACCAAAACTCTTGAGTGGAGGTTTCATGAGTTCAAGGATGCTCCGAAGTTCAAGTATGTAGAATACTCCCAAATAGAAAAAGTAAATGTAGAAAACTGCTTTGTCAAAGTTATTATTCCCTCTGATATAAAAAACACAAGGCCTATATTTGAAAAGATGCGTCTCAAAGGCGCTCTTTCTTGCGATGTAACCACCGCATCAGAAGAACTCATAAAAGAGCTTGAGTTTGTTGAGGAACTGAATAAATCAAGTATCTTGAATCTTGCCAAACAGTTTTTGGATAATGTAGACATACCGGAGGGCTTGAGCAAAAAGAGGCTTATATCAATACTAGAGAAAGTAAACGATGAGTATCTCACGCAAAGAGCTTAAGCTAGCTAAAGCCAAGGCTTTGCTCAAGGATGATATTGAATGCGTTTCGTGTAAGTATTTGAAATGGGAAGAGCGTTCGGATCACGGGTATCATACCTGCGTGTGTGAATATAACAAAACAAGGTACCTCAAAATAAGCGACACAAAAGCTATTTGGTGCCAAATGTGGAACGATAATTATAGCGGTCCGGGCCCAGGCATCACGTATATTCAGGACGGATATAATAGGAGCAGCAATTGAAATTTCGTCAAATGCGTATTAGGAACTTCCTTTCTTTTGGCGAGGATGAGCAGTTTATTCGTTTTGTCGATAACGACATAATTCTTGTTTTAGGCCAAAATCTTCAAGAAGGCGGCAGTAATGGTGCCGGTAAAACCACCATCTTTAATGCCATCGTTTGGGCTATTTATGGCAAGACCACAAAAGGGTTGGCTGCCGATGAGGTTGTTAATAATAT